CTTCGGTCTCGAAACCCACCGTCATGCCCAGAACGAATTTGGGTAAGACGCCCTTTTTCGTGTTAGGTGCGGTGATGGCCCAGCCCGTCATGGTCGTTTCGTCCACCGCGCTGGCACTGACATAGGCGTGGAATTGTTCATCGAACGCATCCAGCACCATTTCAAACGGGCCGATGTTTCCCACTCCAAGCTGCCGCTGCCCGCGAATGGCCTGCCCGCCTTTGCGGGTGGCTATCTCGCGGGTGATGTCCGGCGCACCGATGGAAATCGGATGTTTAATCCGGTAGGCGTGGGTGGTCGTGCCGTTTGACACATCATCCGGAGCGGTTTCCGTTCCTATCGGATAACCATTACTATCCCGGAACGCAATCCAGCCGTTATAGATTCCGGCAATCATGCCGTTTGTTGCTGTCATTGTTTACTCCCGGCAGGGTTACGCCCCTGCATAATCGAATGTTTTACGTGTCGTGATGGACAGCGGCCATTCCACCGCCACCCACAATTCGCCGAATGGAATCAATCCGCTGTCGCCGCCTAAAGTCACAGCCGTAACACCGTCCAGCGGGTCGCCGCCGTTCAGTTCCAGGCGAGGTCGGCACAGGTAGGCATCCTCAATAGCGTCGATGAGTGTCTCAGCGTCGGCTTGCGCCGATTCCGTCGGGATACCTGCCATCCACGCTTCGACGATTAACAGTAGCCGATACTCGCGTGTGCCCAGATTGGAATTCGTCCCCCGTCCCTTCTGGTTGACGTTTCGGCCCGGCAAACAGGTCAACAGCGGCATCCGGGCGCTATCCGGGTTTTCCGGGAAATAACGCTCGGCATTTACATCGGATATGGTCTGGTTAATCGCGCAAATGCGATCCTGTACGGTAGTTACTGTCGCCATTATCCAATCCCCGAAATCCGCACCCGCCGGTGCCGGTCAACTGTCTCCTGCACCATCGGGTCTACGTCCTGCACCTGCAACACGCCGCCCTGGAACACCTGCACCCGCCCGCCGATCTGGTCTTTGGTTTTGTACCGGTACGCAACCAGTTCCCGAACCGCGGCTTTGATGTCTTCCAACTGGTGGAATGTCTCGATGTCTTCGCCCTCGGCGTGTTCGGCGGCGGTCGTGCCCAGTTCACCGCGAGACAGTGTCAGCGTGTCGTCGCTGATAGCCGTGACCTGTATCGTTTCGCTTTCGATACGGATGTACTGCCCCGTCTCGAATAAAGCACCTTCGTTTTCGCCGAGTTCAACCGACGTGGCCGACGCCGTCATGTCCCCGGCAGGCACGTTCACGCCGCTATCTTTCCATGCGTTGGTCGCGTAGTGCGGGACGTAGCCCCAGGTTCCGGCAACGCTGATACACTCTTCCGGGTCATCGTCGTACAGCCACGTCACGCCGCTGTTGACCTTAAGCCGGATTCCAAACTTCGGATACCGGTTGGCGCCAATCAGCACGTAGTCGTCGCTGCTCACAACCGAATCATCACCGTTGGTGAGTGTTGTCACCGCCAGCAAGTCTTCGTCCAGCAACAGCTTACGGGCCGATTTCATGTACTCGCCGCCGTAGTCAAACAGTCGTGTCATCACATACGGCATAGGTGTGCGTTGCAGCGCCGTCACGAAGTCCTGCGAAATGCCGCGTATGAATGATTGAAGCAGCGGGTTATCATCGGTTTCAGTCGCGGCCAGTCTGCGGTGCTGGCGCACATGGTCCAGCGTCGTCAGCCAGGGTTGGTACATCCGCCTACCTCACCTGAGCCTGCGACCATTCCCTGATGATGTCGATGATGTCGGCCCTCTTTTTGGCTTTGCCCAGTTCGATGTCCTGCGCTTCTGCAAACTCTCGCAATTCGGCCACCGTCATGTCGCCAAGCGCCTTTTTGGTTTCCGGCTCAGGCTTAACTTCCACCGCCTTCAGTTGCACAGCATGGTCGGTATCAACCAGATACCCTGCCAGCCCGCTCAAGGCCGGATCGTTTTCGTCATACTCGCCAGCCGGGATGCGGATAAGACCGCCGCCCCGGTAGCCGACATAGTATGATTTCACTCTGATAGGCATCATTCCTCCTTCACGATTATGGTGACGACAACCGCATCGGTGAGTTCATCGGACGCCGCCACCGCCACCTGCAACTTCCGACCGGCCAGCGCGAACGGTTCGTAGATTTCGTTGCTGCCGTCATAGGTCACGCCAGTCCCGGTGTTGTCCTCAACTGCCACACGCGGGTAATGGGTGACGTCGGTTTTGCTCGCCGCCTTATCCAGTATCTTGCGCGCTGCGCCGCCGACTTCGTCGATGTCAACAGTGGTCGTATCCGGCGCGCTCGCGTTGTAATCGATGTGGACGGCGTGGATTTCGCCGTTTATCGTTTCGCTGTTGGCGCTACCCGTCGCGCTACCGGCCTCACCCGTTGTCGTAACCGCTACCCGGTATTCCTGGAAGCGACTCATAGATACCTCCTACAAATCGATGCCTTCCAGCAACACGAACAGTGTGATGGCAACGTCGGATGTCGTCGGCGCGACCGTCCCGGTTTTTGTCCAGTCCACGCCGATTCGGGCACCGGCTGCAAACGGGACAGCCCGCCCTGCCTGACTGTCGTAGGCCTGTTGGTGGGTGTCGTCGGTGACGACAGTTAGGGTGTCATCTCCTGTGCCGTCGATGGTAGCCCGCCAGGTGATAACGCCGCCGGTCAGGTCGGCATTATGCCGGACGCTGATGCCGACGATAGAACCTTTCCACGGCATGACGTACTCGAGACTGGTAGGCTCTACCGCATACGCATTTCCGGCATCGTCCGGTACATTTGTGGCCTGGAACGGCAGTGCTTGAACGTAATTAGTGATGGCGATTTGTTCTTGAAGCATGATTACACCGCCAGGTTATACAGCACCGACGCGCTGTCGTTGTCGAAGTGCGCGAAGGCGAATCGCACCGATGCAACCAACTGGTAACTGTCGAAGTACGGCAGGTAGTCCACCGTCAAGTTGACCTTGCGCCTGTAACCGACAGTCCAGCTTGGCCGGTACACGTAGAGACACTGTCCCAGCGTGTTGTTGCCCGCGGTCGTGCTTATCTTGCCATCAGCCTCGGTCAGGCCAAACTCGGCGCTTGTGAGAACCGGAATGCCGTCAATGAAACCGATTTGCCCGGTCATAGCACTGGCATTTGGCCCGGCCTTATCCATGGTGATAAATTCATCGAGACTGAGCAGTTTGGCGTAAACCTCGCCGCCAGCGATGAGCGCCAGATTTTTGACACTCTGTGCGTACTTGGTCAGCATGGCAAATCGCGCCGAGCGCAACAGCGCCAGATTGGGCGCAGCGCCGGAGGCGTCCACGGCCCTTGCGGTGTCTTCGACCAGCGCCGAATGACGTAGGCCATTCATCGCCAGATACATTAGGGTGTCAGCAGGATCGGCATCGTCGAGATTGATGTTGCCGGTGGCTTCGTTGGTGTCGTCGCCGTTGAGCAGGACGTTGTCTATCGCGTCCATAATGGCCCGCTGGGCCTGCTCGCGGTAGATGCTGATCACCGGGATGATACTGTCCTCAACCAATTCCTGGCTGAAGCCGACCCGCAACGCCAGCTTTTTGGCCGTCAGTGTCACCTTGCCCGACCCGATTTTGCTATCGGGAATAGGATTGCCAGCGCCACCTAACACCAGGTGCGCCTCGTTGGTTGTTTCCGGCACGAATGAAACCGTGGGATCGGCGCCTTCGATGGGCAGTTCATACGGATTACTCGGCATCTCAACCGTGCGGAACAGCGGCAGGATAACGTTATCCAGTCGCGCCTTCCGCCATAGTTCCGACGCCCACAAATCCGGCACCCACTCGTCGCCGTAACCGGACTGCGTACTGTGATCTAGTTCGTCAGACTTGGTCGCAAGTGCAGCCATTGCCTTCAATGCCGGTATGTATTTCGCATCGATGTCCAGCTTGTGGCCGTTGTACAGTTCTACGGCCTTGCCCGAAAATTCGCGGATGAATTCGCCGTCAGGCTGCCAGTTGCCCCTGGTATGAGCCTTGTTCAGCGAGTAAAAGAAGGACATGTCTTCGGGCGACATGTTCCCGTACTTCACGCTGCGCGTGATGATGTCGGCGCCCTTGTTGGCCGGGTTCTTGTCACCGCCACCGCCCGTGTACGGACTGTGTTTCGGTTTGGCGGGTGTATCCTTCATCGCCTTGAGAGCCGCCTTAGCCGCTTCATCAGCAGCCGCCCTGGTGTCCTGCATGATTTTGACGATGGCCTTTGCCGCTTCGCTGGCGATTTCCGTTCGCTGTTCGGCGATTTTGGCCTCGTCCTCGGTTTCTTCCATATCCTGCGACGCCTCGGCCAGCCGGGCAAGAACCGCCTGAGTCTGTTCCTCAGTCAGTTCAACACCCAGTTCCTCGGCTACCGCACTGATGATGGCGTTCACCATCTGCTCGTCCATTGTTACTTCTTCCTCCGGATTGTCTGTTGGTTGTTCGGGCGGTGGTTCTTCCACCGTCTCGTTCAGCGGCGGTTTATCCGTCGCCTCTGGCGTCACCTCTTCAGGCGGCGTATTGTCAGCGTCCCCTTCACCTTCTTTGGCCGCTATCAGCCCTCTAAGGTCAGGCAATCCCTGAGTGTCCCGTAAAGCCTTCAGTGTGGTAACTCGCGTAGTAACCTGGCCGTTTTCCAGCATTGGGTGTGCCGGAGAGGGTGTCAGACTGCCCTCGTCAATCGGCCAGACCAGAATTTTTCCATCAGTATTCACCTGCACCAGACTGGGTTTGCTGCCGGACGACCAGCCCAGCACCCCGCGTTTGGTCAGTTCGTAAACGGCCTGCACATATTCGTCGTGCATCGCAAGCTGAGCTTCGGCCCACACGCCAACGGTGTCTTCTTTGAGTGTGTCAATTACGCCAACACGGTTATGCTTGAGTTTCCCATCGAGGCCGTGGTGATAAAGCGCCGGGCGTTTGTCGTACCAGTCCAGCGCAAGTTCGGTTTCCGGTGTGAAATATTCGCCCTGTAAATCGCGGTTTTCCGGCCCGCCATAAACAACCAGGTAGCCGCCGACACGACCATCGCCCAGTGCCTTAACCCGGCTGCCGAATGCAATTGGGTTGGCTGATTTGTCCGCCTCGCTCTCGCTGGCATACAACGCGGCCATCTGCGCCTGAGCATCCTCTTCGCTGTCGTGGCAGGCTACCAGTTCGCCGCGTTCACCATCGGCATTGAGCCGGTACACACACCACTTCTCGTCTTCCGCGAATACGTTCCAGGGCATCACTACCTCCAGAAATACAAACAGCCCGAATGCCAGAGCGCCTATGTGGTAAAATATCCACGTAGGCAGCCTGCCCATTCAGGCTGTCAGATGCCCGGACAGAGACATGTCCACCGGGCAAAATTTTTCCAATTTATTGTATCACATATTTGTTCTACTATCTGTGTTGGCTGCGAACCACCACGTTTTCCAGCGCTCCCTCTACCGTATCGGCGAGCCGCTCGCTGTACTGGTCTATGAATGTTTGCGTCCAGATGCTCACCGTCGGCGCAACCAGCGGCCAACCGGTGTTTCGGTGTCCCGGCACCTGGTACTTCGGCCCGCGCCTCACATCGAATGAGCCGACCACGTATTTGGCGAACGGTTTGCCCTGAAAGTTTTTAGCCACATTTTCGATGACAAATTCATAAGCGCCTTTGCGCTTGCCGATCCGGATGCGCCAGCCTTCGCCCAGTCCGCCGGTTCGTTTGTACCGCCCGCCGGATGTCGGTATCTGTCCCGTTCCAACCGCCCAGAAATAAAATCGTTTCGATTTCGGCGTCGCAAAATCGAATGGGTGTTTGGCCGGTGGCGGATAATAACGCAGGTCGTCGAGTACGTGCGGCGAGATGTCTTCACCGACTTCCGCAAACAATTCACCCGCCACTTCGTCGAGTTCGTCCAGTTGATTTTCGACGTTCAACAACGCCTGAGTCGCAGATTGTGCCCGAACACGAATCGCCATCAGAATTTACCTCGCGCCCGGCCTCTAGTCCTGACCAGTTTGCACTCGCACTTCCAGCCTTCGCATTCGGTATCCTGCCCAACCGTGCCCATAATCAGATTACGTCCCGCCCAGTGGCGCAGCCGGTGTCGTTGCCCGTCCAGGCGTAGGCAGTCGTCGCAGTGCTCTTCGGTTGACCCAAGCGCGTCTTCGTACAATCCGTTTTTGTCGGCGCTTAAAAGACCCGCATCGTAAAAGGGACGGATGCTGCCGTTGAACCACATCGTGAGTTTGTTCTGCGCCTGTGCATCGCTGATGCCATCGCCCTTGAACAACACCCTGCCGATTTCGGTGACG